AAACGTCGGACAAGTTTATTGGTATAAGGATGGAAATCAATATGTCATTTATTGCCATTGCCAGCAAGTTGCAATGAAACAGGCTATAAACGTGCCTGACTTTATGGAAGGTTTATCTCTTCAGGTTGTAGAAAAAACTGATAATACAACTTTGCTTACAGATACTATCCAAAATGGAAAATTCTTTGTCAGCTATGCTACAGATGATGCTAATTACATTGTGTTAAAGACTAAGTGATTATGAAAAAGATTGTGTATTTCTTAATGATGTGCCTTTACGCCCTCGGAGTTATCGTGGGCGTGGGGTACTGCCTGCATAGTGGTGCGTACCTGATTGCCGTCGGCGTGGCGGCTGTAGGTTGGATGGCGTGGCCGAAGGTGGTTGAGTACTTCCACAAGTTGACCGAATAAAAGTCGTAAAAACTTCTTTTGACTTACAAGGTAAACCCCCGACGATGTTTCGGGGGTTTATTGTATAGAGTCAAGCAAGAGAATGGGACGGCTGTCGGAATATGTGAACGGAATGAGCGCTGGGGCGCGAGCGGGTGCCGGTGGCGCCGGCGGTGGCGGCGACATGGTTTCCGTTGAGGTCAACGAGGCATTGATTGAGCAGCATCGGAGGGCAATGGCGAGGCTGCTTGCGAGCGATCCTGAGACGCGCAAGCGGCTGAAGGCGGTCATACGCGAGGAGCTGAAGAAAGTCCGCAAGAACCTCACTGAGGATGAGCGCACCGCAATTAATAACGACCCCCGCAAGGCATACCTCGGAGTTAGATATACAGTTTATCGCAAGGTGCTCGGTGGTAATACGTCCATCCTGTCGTCGCGTAAGGCTGGTGCTCGTGGAATACTCATTCAGCCTGGAACGCTTCGGGCCGGGCAGCGCGGAGGCAACCGTCGAAAGGTTGACACCAGCACCAACGCATATCGTCTTAACACCTATTTGGGCAAAGACCGTGGTTTTATCCTTCGATTCCTTAATTCCGGAACGGTGGAGCGTGGCATTAAATTCGAGGAAGATACAAGCCGCGAAAGCGTACACAGAGGTTCGCAAGGTGGCGACTTGCAAAAATATGGCAAAACCATCAATACTGGAAATCGCGGCCACATAGAGAAACGTGGAACCTTTGAGACGAACGCCACGCGATACATGGATTCAGCCGCGCACATAATCGCGGACGCTTTCGCTGAAGAGTTTGAGACAGCTTATAATGAAGAAATGAAACAATAGGACTATGGCAAATGCAAAAAGCATAATCAAATTAGAGGCCAATACCAACGACTACGAAAGGAATATAAAGAAGGCTCAGAAGACCTTCAACGACTTCACGCGCAGCATGGGCGTTGATGTAAAGAAGTTCTCTGCGATGGGACTTGCTATTGGAGCAGTAACAACCGCAGTTAAAGTCGCAGGTGATGCGTTCAAGGCGAACGAAAGGCTCATTGACGAATGGGGCAGAACGACAGCGGCTGCACAGTCAGTTTATGAAGGATTCCTGACGGCATTAAACTCGGGGGATATCAGCGGCTATCTCAAAAATATAAACAGCATTATCAAGGCAGCGAGAGATGCTTACGACGCACTCGACTACCTCCAGACAATGAAGAACATCAATTCTCCTGGAACTGCTCAACGTCAGACTGAAATCACGCGACTTCAAACCATGCTTCGTACAGGCCGCGCGATTGATTCGCTGACTGGAGGTCAGTCTTTCGGAACAAACGGAGAATTACTTACAGCCACTCAGAAGCAGCAAGTATCCGATGCGTTAAAAAAACTTCTGGAGGATGAGAGAAATATAATCAGTGGTGAAGTCAATGCCGCAACGATTGCCATAAACGCTCTATATGACAAACAGGCCTCAATACTTGGCATGAGCCGTGCCGATTTTCTCGCTGGTACTTCCAACATGGATGAATTTAACCGTCGATTGGAAGGTGCTGCTAAATATCGGGATTATGAAAAGAATCTCGAAAAAAAAGCATTACTGAGTTATAACACAGGCTCTACAAGATTAGACACAACCAACCCCTATGCCGAGTTTCAGGCATGGAGTATATTTAAAGACGACGGAAAGCTATACCAGCAAATCCTTCAGGAAATCCAGAAACGTTCTTCCGCAGAGAGTCGCTATTATGGTATGGTGGCTCAGTCCTATCGAGGAATTAATAGAGTGGAAGGTGGTGGTTCCGGCGGTGGAGCAAAGGGTGGCGGTGGAAGCAACAAAGAATTTGTCATGCCGTTGCTTCAGATGGCCGGCATTGGCGAGGGAATGACGGGTTCTATTGCCGATGCGCTGACCATCCCGGATTCGGTGATTGAGGCAAACAAAAATTTCTTTGAGGAGAACTATATCCGCATGAAGAACCTCGAAGACGAGGCAGCGCGAATGAGTGCCACGTGGAACTTGGTGGCCAGCAGCATCTCGACAGTTGGAGGAGCGTTGGCCGGACTTGAAGACCCGACGGCTCGTGTAGCTGGAACGTTGATGCAGGCCGTGGCCACACTCGCCCTATCGTATGCAGAGGCCGTGGCGCAGGCGGCAAAACTCGGCCCTGTCGCTTGGCTGGCGTTCGGCGCAACGGGATTGGCGACCTTGCTCAGCACCACATCGACCATCAAGGGCATCACCAAGGGAGGCTTTGCCGAGGGCGGCATCATACCGGGCAATTACTACAACGACCAGTTATCGACAGCCAACTATGGGCTGTCGAGCGGTGAACTCATATTGAACAAGGCGCAGCAGGGTAATCTTGCCAGCCAGCTTGCTGGAGGATTGGGAAGGATGCAACTGACGGCTGTCGTCACTGGCGAGCAGCTGCGGTTGGTGCTTAACAGCAATGGCCGTCGGACAGGTCGCGGCGAGTATGTAACCACTAATTTCAGATAGTATGGCATGGGCATTAGGCAATAAACGATGGACGATACCGTTCGTGTCGCTTAATGGCACGAGCTGCCGGGTTGACATCTATAAGCGAGGCTATACGGGTTCGGACGTGATTGAATTGTCAGCAAACAACCCGACCACCCCAGGAGTGGCCGCCGCCAATCCGTTTGCCTACAGCGAGGGTGACGACGAAGACTTGCTCAACAATGTCATCCGCTATCGCACCGGCTACCTCCGTCTGATTGAAGAGACGTATGGTTCTTTGGATGAAATATACCCATCCGTGAACACGGACAGATACGTGGAATTTTACTACGGTACCACTCTTGACTTCACGGGATTCATCCAAGCGCAGTCGTTCGACCGTGCATGGGTTGGCGGCCCGCGAGAGATAGAGTTGCCCGTCATTTCTCCGCTGGGTCTTGCCAGCGGGGTGAAGTTTGACTTCACAGACTTCAACCCTCCACGATGGGTTAGCCTACACACCATCATATATTATTCGCTTAGTTTGTTGGATGCCGGCTACACAGGCTATTATTTCCCGGCGTTCATCACCGACGACAGCGTGAGCGTGACAAAGAATCTCTACCTGAACAGCCTAACCATTTGCCCGTTTGAGGGGAAATACTACAAACGGGCATCAAGTGGCGACCTGACAGGAATATATCAGACGAAAACGGCTGAAGAGGCATTGAGAATGCTTTGCACGGGATTCGGGCTAATCCTCCATGATATTCCTGGTGCTCCACTCTTTCAGAGGCTCGACTATCAGGGAAAAAATGTAAAATACACCTTTCCTAATAATTTTATAGCCTCAAGCCAGAGCGTGACAGACATGACATCTGTCGCCACGGTTGCCTCGGCAGAAGGAAGGGAGTCGATGGTTATGCCGCTGTCAGAGATAGAAGTCACCTTCGAAGGAACAGAGAATGTGCCGAAGATGACCTTTAACCGCTGCAAAGGATATGCGCAGAGTTGCCTTGTAGAAGATAACGAATTCTGCACAAACTCGCCAAACATTTCCGACTTTGACGGCACATTTGAAACAAACATAGGCATTGATGCCGATGGAAAGCTGACGGCTTACAACAAGTCAGTTCTCGGCGCTTACGGCAGCGGCGGACTTTCTGAAATGATCCTTTATCAGCGTGGCGAAGGGGAAATGCCTGTAAAGATAGGTTCTTATACATTTTTTGAGTGGATTGGCAATTCGTCACGTCTTCGCTTCAAATTCAAGTTTGGCGAAGACATCGAAAACATGACGAACCAGTTTCCGACAGGCCAAAGCATTTCTATCGGCGTGCTGCTCAAGTCCGGCAACCAGTACTATAGTGTGCAGTCTTTATCATGGCTGCCATTGGCAGGATATAACGGTTATAGTAAGACGTGGACTTCAGGCCAGGAAGATTGCGAAGTGGAATTTGCTGGGCACGTTCTTAATCCGTTGGTTATAGATTTCTACCTGATAAACGCTCCGATTGACTATTTGATTTCATTTAGTGACGTGGAGCTGTTGAATTTCGAGAAGGCTTCCAATGAATATCTTGACAAAAACAAGAGTGACTACGAGAAATCATACATTATAGAAGGTAGTCCGAGCGACCAAAAGGGAAGCATTATGAGGGGCTGTTGGCTGTCTATAATGACATCAAATAAAATAGTTGATGATGGTAACGTCATCACTGGAACAATGTCGTCGCAGATAGTAAGCAACAGGCCACAATACCCCCATCTTCTGGCGGTTCAGGACAGGTTGCAGATTGATGTGCTGATGCCGTACCAGACGCCCGAGACGCTTTACTTGAACCGCATGGAGGTATGGGGCAGCAGCGTGAAGTGGCGCATGATTGCTCGTAGCTTTGACCCGTGGAATGATGTCCACAGGCTCACACTTCATCACAGCAGCGTTTTTGATTACTAAAAAAAAGAAAATATGGCAGTAGTAGGTAATAATGTAATAGTATATCGTGGTGGCGTGGCCATCGCTGGCACGCGTTCAAACGAGGTTGGCGCGATTGCAGACATGCTTGAAACGGCGTCGCCCGACACAGGCGACTGGAAGACGCGGAGAAAAGGCCGCAAAGATTGGTCGCTGAATGTTGGTTTTCTCGTAGTCAGCGAGGCTGGAGTGGCCGACCTGCTGACGATTGGAACGGAATATACGTTGCTTTTCAAGGGAGATAACGACCCCGGTGTAACGGGCAAAGCACTTTTGCAGGAGTGCCGTATCACGGCGAATCTTGGCACGCTGATGGTGGGTAGTTTTTCTTTTGTCGGCAACGGGGCGCTTTCCGCTGGTACGAACGAATAAAACTGTTGGATCATGGCACAGAAACTCATTCCCTGGAACACGGGCGGTGGAAACATCGTCGTCAATTACTCCGGCAGCGGAAATGATACGGTGACGGTAGGCTCGGACACGGATAATACTTCGCCCACAGCGAGAAGCCAAGTCATTACGCTCACGACAATAGCTGGAGGAACAGTATCTAAGACCGTGACAATTACGCAAGAAGGTAAGCCGTCACAGGCCGTCTGGAACTTCGACTACACTGGTGCCGTCCAGTCCGTCGAACTTCCTGCTGGCACGTATAAGCTACAAGTTTGGGGCGCACAAGGGGGAGACGTTACGGGAGATATCACGGCTGCAGGGTCTAAGGGAGGTTATTCTGAGGGAATTGTAACCTTTGCTTCACCGACGACGGTATATGTGTTTGTGGGTGGCAAAGGCGCAGACGTGGCAACCACAACAACGTCAGGCACAAGCAATGGTGGATGGAATGGCGGTGGAGGCTCAATCAATTTCTACGGAACTACTCGCCCATGCTATCCGAGAGGCGGTGGCGGAGGTACAGATATAGCCACCGTCAGTTCTACGATGAACTACGCCAACTACCGAACAAACAGAAGTGCGGAGTCATTAAACTCGAGGCTGATAGTCGCAGGCGGAGGGGCTGGAGCATCTGCCCGTCGTGGTACGTCATCATCTAACCCGACCGTCAGCAACGGCAATCAGGTTGGTGGAGGTGATAGCGGCGGCGGCACATACCCAGGCACACAGCTGGCTCCTGGCTATCAAGGTGACGGAGGATTGGGGTACGGCTCCAACCAGCTGAACCAGGTGTCAAACCTGTCAGGAGCTGGTGGAGGCGGTCGTTACGGCGGCGGCAGCTATTATAGTTCTTTCAGCAATTCTGCCGTCAATTCGTCTGGCGGCGGAAGCGGATACATCGGCGGCGTTAGCAATGGAACAACCATATCCGGGAACCAATCCTTTGAGGCACCCGATGGTACTACCGAGACAGGTCACGCTGGAAATGGCTATGCGAGGATAACGCAAGTGTCGTGACATGGTAAACCCTGACGCTGTTTTTGTCTGCTATTAAAACGAATGATATGAAATGGATGAAAATTCAATACATCAAGCAGCACAGCCGCATTGACTACGACTGCGAGGATGCTCTGCTTGATTTGTACGCGAGCGATGCGGAGAAGACGGTGCTGAATTTGTTGAACCGCACTTTCGCAGACTTGCTCGTGGAATACGGCAGCGTGCCCGAGCCGATTATTCACGCCACGCTGATGCTTGTGGAGGTGTCCTTCCAGCACCGATCGCCGGACTCGATGACATCGCTTTACCTGGTGCCCTACACCTTCGACCTGCTGCTGAAGCCCTACATGAAGCTGCACGGAGAGATGCCGGCTGTCCAGCGGCTAACGCTCGGCGGAAAGACGAAAGTGGAGTTTTCGGCCTGTCTGCCCGACGGCCTGACAATGGCCGACGTGCCATTCACGCTAACCGTATTTAACGCCGAAAACCCCGACAAAAAGATGGAGGTGGCAAAGTCCGGCTGCATCCAGAAGGATGAAAATGTCTTTATCGTCATTGTGGATTCGGAGGCGCTGGGTGAAGGCGAGGTGATGCTGCGCCTGGTGCTCGACATCCCCGACAACGACTTCCCCACCGGCTACAACCGCCAGCCCGTATTCATTAACCCCTCGCTCGAAGTTGTGAAATGAACCACATAGAAGCCTACGCCCGCACCACCGCCGCCGTCAGCGGCTATGCCGTCCCGCCAGCCGGATTCTATGCCCGTGGATGGACGGACAGCATCAAAGCCGCCGCGCGACAGTTGCTTGACGTAAGCATGCGCAAATACCTTCGCGTTTTCCCGATAGAGACACAGCAAATCGTCTGGGTGAGGCGAGAGGATGAGGTCTTCTACACGGTAGAATCGAACACCCACTGGAATATCATATAAACCATAAATAAGAAAAAGAATATGGCATACGCAAATTGGCTACAACCATCAAAAACAAGCGGAAACGGCAACGATACCGTCGGCGTAACCGCGAAGAGCGACAACACGGGCCGCAACTCCCGTCAGACGACCATCACCTTCAAGGCCGCCAACCTTGCTGACGTGGCCCGCACGGTCACGCAGTCCGGCAAACCCGAGTTTGTCACCATCCAGTCAACGGCATCCGTGAGCAAAAGTGGCGTTACCACCCTCACTATCAGCGGAACAAGCAACTCATCGAAACTGACATTTTCTCTTGGCAGTGGTGCCACGCTGTCGCTTACGCTCCCCAGCACCTACACCGCCAACAGCACCAGCACCTCCAACGGTGCTGCCATCAGCGGCGACCCCGGTGCTTCGGCTGAGTATAACTTCAGCATCGCTTTCAGCAACATCCCGGCCAATGCGACGGTGAGCAACAAGACCGCGCAGCTGATTGTCACGGACAATGCAGGCAACACGGCCACCTGTTCCATCACCCAGGCCGCTGCCGATGCTACCCTCAGCGTCAGCCCCGCCAGTGTCACGCTCGACTGGGATGCCTACACCGAAGGCACCAACGCTTCGTTCAACGTTACTTCTAACACCAACTGGACGGTTGAATAATGGCATATTCCGCAGGACTTCTGAGGCATCGGATACTTGTGCAGAACCGCAAGGCTGCGGTATCGTCAGACTTCGGGCTGGATGCGTCCGGCATCGAGTGGGACGATACCGTATGCCTGTGGGCGGCGGTCGATTGGCAGAAGGGAAAAAGCGCTCTTCGCGAGGGTGCCATTGATGCCTACGGCGTCATCCTTGTGCGAACCCGTTGGACGGACCAAATCACCATGCGCAGCCGCATTGTCTGGGAGAATCAGACGTACCAGATTCTTCCAGAAACCTTCCATCCAGACAAGATGCAAAACACGTTGCAGTTTCTCGCTCAGGCTATTATCAACGACAAATAACCCCCCTAAACCATTGAACTATGAAAAGAAAGAAGCATTGTAAAAAGCCGGTCGTAAAAGACTATGACTGTCGCGCGGCTATCGCCGGCACATCCGAATGTGAATGCAAATGGTGTACCTTCAATGACAAGTTCCCATGGAAATGACGCGCGAGGTTGCTATATGCCATTTCAACACGCCCGAACTCACCGAGGCGACCATTCTTTCCCTGCGAAAGCACGGAGGGGAGAACTACCACGTCACGGTGTTCGACAACTCCGCCGACACGGACTTTCTGGGCGTACACCGAGAGGCTCGGCCTTTCACCGCCAAGATGAAAGGCGTGACGGTTATTGACAACACGCATGGACAGATCATCGACTTCGCGGCTGAGCTGGCGAAGTTCCCCGACCGCGAACCCGAATCCGCCGCCACGAACGACTGGGGCAGCGTGAAGCACATGATTACCGTGCAATATCTCATTGATAACGTGCTGACAGACGGCTTTCTCCTTATGGACTCGGACATCCTTATCAAGAAAAATGTGGACTTCATGTTCCAGACGGACACCATTGCCGTCGGCCATGTGCAGGAGCCACAGCCGGGCAACCGCTACGGCATCGGGCGGCTCATGCCGCTTCTCTGCTGGATTAACGTTCCGATGTGCCGCGACCTCGGCATCCGCTACTACGACCCTGAACGCTGCTGGATGCTGCACCCTGGAATGAACGACCGCCGCAACTGGTATGATACGGGAGCCAGCTTCATGGAGGACATTCGCCGCATCCTTCCGCGAGGCAGTCGAGGTAAGCGCATAGACATTCGACCGCTTATGGAACATTACAAATGTGGCAGCTGGCAGCGTGGCGAGCTCCAGCATCAGTTGGCGTGGCTCAACGCCCACCGCGACCTTTGGGAGCCGACACCCCGCATGCGCGGCGAGAAGCGCGTGGCCATTTGTGCCGTCGGGAGAAACGAGGACCTCTATGCCCGCGAGTGGGTAGAACACTACAAAAAATTAGGAGTAAGCAAAATTTTTGTATATGACAACTGGTTTGACGGAGAGACCCCGCTGGCCGATACTCTCCACGACTACATCGCAAGCGGATTTGTTGACATCTACGACTTGCACAACAAGGCTGACAAACAGATTGCCTGCTACACCCACTGCTATCAGCACCACGGCAACGAATATGCGTGGATTGGCTTCCTTGACTTCGACGAGTTCCTGCGCTGGGACAGTCGAAAGAAAATCGAAACCATGTTCGCCCACTACGACGATGCCGATTGTGTGCTGGTTAATTGGCGGCTGATGACGGACAACGGCCTTACGACCTACGACCATCGCCCGCTGGCCGTGCGATTCACGCAGCCGATGGAGCTGTCGCAGCATGTGAAGTACGACTTCCCCGAGAACGAGCACGTGAAATGTTTCGTGCGCGGAGGCATTCCCGACCTTGTGTTCACACACCTCCACTACACAGGCCGTAAGGATTTGGTCTGCGTCAACCCCAAGGGAAACCGCGTGCCGCCGTCGCCGTTCGTGCGACCGTTCGACCATAGCGTCATGCGGATAGACCATTATTGGACGAAGACAGCCGAGGAGTGGCGCAACATCAAGCTGAAGCGCGGCTTCGCCACTGGCCGCGAATACGACCGCTGGTTCATGCAACAGCAGGAAGACTTCTTCTTCCGAGTCAACGAAAGGACGGACGAAAAGGAGGCAATTTTGCGCGGTAAACCCGTAGCAGCAAAATAGACGATAAATAGATTCTTTAGAAAGAATTTGAAAATGTTTAGAAAGAATTTGGAAAATCTTTAGAAAGAATAAAAATGAAGCTGAAAATTAAAAAGTGCGGATTAGTCCGTAAAATAAACGACGTGAAGGTGGCCGGTTTCTATGGAAAAGTCGTCACCAACGGCAAGGCAACCTTCGACGAGATTGCCCGCGAGAGTGCCAAGAACACAACCCTTCACCCCAAGGAGGCTGCGCTGGCGGCTGAACTGCTGCTGGAGGGTGTGTGCGAAAAGATCAAGAACGGCATCATCGTTGACCTCGGCCCGCTTGGAACGCTGTACCCTGCCGTCAGCTCGCGCTGGGAACAGGACGGCGACAACCTCGTCCTCTCCGACATGCAGCCGAAGGTGAACTACAAGCCCAGCGACGACATCGCCGGTGCCGTTCGCGCAGCCACCCTCGCATGGGCCACCATTAAAGACGAAGAGGAGGGCACAGAGACCCCCACCGACCCGAACGATGTCACCGGCGGCGACAACGGCGGCACAACCCCTAACCCTGAACTTGAAGGCTAACCTATGGCATATTCGTTTCTTAATATCTTCAGACGGCGGGAGGCCGCGCCGACACCCCTCAACGGAGTGCCAGGCGTTCCCTCATCGTCCGTGGAGGCAGGGCCGGAGGTGAAAGGCGGGACATTCCAGGAGCGCATAGTCTATGCCAGAAGCCCGCAGACAGCATTGACGGTGAGCGCCGTCTATCGTGCGACGGAGCTCAGGGCAACCACCATGGCTGTTATGCCGGTGCAATTTCGTAAAAAGGACTACGCGAACGGCAATTTCACCGAGGACATGCGAGGCTTTGGCCGACGGCTTAACTACCTCTTGCAGCAAGAGCCGAACCCCATCACAACGGCGTCGTCGCTCTGGGAACAGGTGACAATAAACCGCATCATGTGGGGCAATGGATTTGTCTATATCGAGCGCGATGACATGGGATTTCCCATGAATTTGTGGCTCGTTGACTTCGGCAGTTACGACATTGCCAACGGCACCTACAACATCGGCTACCTCTCCGACATTGGCTACGTGGAGAAGGTGAACGTCCCGCGTGAGGACGTGCTACACTTCCCAAACACATTCCGCTTCCACAATGGTTTCTGGGGCATTTCCACCATCCAGTATGCAGCCGAAACGCTGGGCATCATCAAGACCCAGAAGGCGCAGCTGCTTGAAACAGCTGCCAAGGGCGGGCGAATGAAGCTCATCATCGGCGAAGACACCAGCAAGACGGTATCACCTATTTCCGCAGGTCTTTTTGACAGGAAGGAGATGGAAAAGTACGCCGACGAGGTGAACGACCGCATCTATACGAAGGACGTTGTGGCTCTGCGTGCGCTTGACAAGGTGCAAAACATAAGCATGAGCGCCCAAGATATGCAGTTATTGGAACAGATGAACCTCGGACTGGATGACGTGGCAAGGTTTTGGGCTGTGCCTCGTCCGCTTCTGATGCTTGACACCAACAGCCATTATAACGACTATCAGAACGCTACAATGGAGTTCCACACGCGAACCATCCTTCCAGACAAGACGAAGATGGAGAAAGAGATAGCCAGGAAGCTCATCGGCTTTAAAGAGTACGGCTACCGCGACATCCACATCTGCGAGGATCCGCTGCTGGCTATGGACCCCGAACGTCAGGCGAAGGTGGATCAGTTGCTACTTCAGAACGGCACGAAGACTCCGAACGAGATTCGCCAGAAGCACGACATGCCAGCCGTAGAGAACGGCGACGAGCCGCTGGCAAGCGCAAACTTGCTCACGCTGAAGGCGCTCATCGCCAAAAGCGAAGCAGCAACTACACTGGCGCCAGGCAACTACACCGTAGCACAACCCTCCACCGAAGGCGAAAACGGCGAGCAAGCTCAATCTTAACATCGAGCAAGCTCGACGAGAAAATCGACCAAACAAAAAAATAGATAAGAATATGACACCAAACCCGACACCCCAGGAGATTGAAGCCCTCGAAAGAGAGATTCAGAAGAAACGTAAGCGCGACGTAAGACGTGCGGTAAATCCAGCGAGACAGTAAGAACGATGGCGAAGGGAGAAATGATAGCAAAGCAGATTGCCGAGATTAACCAGCACATCCGCGACGGCGTAAACCAATGGGCAGACACGATGCTGACGGCTGACGCTGACCAATGGGCGGTACACCTGAACTACTTCCCGCGTGACATCGTGAACGCTTGCATGATATTCCAGCATATCTGCTCGAATGTCGGCATTAAGGCTGGACGCATCGACGAAGAAAAGGCAATGGAGTACGGTAAGCGGCTCCGTCAGTTGGTAATCGACATGACCGGCTATGACCCTACCGACATCGTGAGCCCAATAAATCCGAGTAAACCCCAGACAGGGAAATAAACGATAAGTAGTAACAAGTTTTTCAA